ACCGTGGGCGAGCGATTTTTTTGGCGTTCAAGGTGGGTCCCACAATAACCAATGGGAAGACTAATGGACTGGGTCAATGCAATTGGGCCTAAATGTTAATGGGCTTGGACCAGTAGATTCGAGACTGGGCCAATATAATCAATTACGAAATTGGTTTACAAACAAAACAAAGGCTTTATTGATCTTACACACAGAACACACTCACACATACACATTCATACACACATCATATTCATCCCCTATACGTATATCAACTAATGGAGCTTCTTCCATCATCAATAGATCAATAGATTCGACCATGTCCTCCTGTCGAAACTCTCCAATATGGGAATCCTTGTACATGACCTGCAATATGTTTTTTATCCCTTCCTCCAAATTATTGAAATCAAAAGGTTGTATAATCCCATCATGGCCGTATGGGATCATGAAGGTCTTCTTTGCTAGTGCTGGTGTTTTTGTCGAGCACAAGTCAATCCGGACAATAACGGAATTGTCCTCGCTGATCTTCACGTTGATGGTAAATACCATCCCCTTCTCGTTATCATACGTGATCGTCATTTGAAAGTAATTATGAACGACACATGAGTTTAGTTGTCTTAATAGTGGCCATATATCTGGATATATGGACAGAATTCATATACGTGGTTCAATGATTCTCATATGAATGTCAGTGGAGTTACACAAGGTTGATAGTTACATGACTATCAATCATTAAAGGGATAAAGTGATGATGGAGATGTATTACACGTGTTGTCATGTTGGATTGAAATCTTTATACATGGGTTTGTACCGTATATACCTGTATATACGGATAGAAAACGGATGAGTGAAGAGGAAAAACAAAGAAAAGAAACAAGGATATATTATTTATGAAAGAAATGGGAGCGCAGCGAATCGAAACAGGAAAACCCAAGGAAAGAGAAAAAATAAAAAGGAAAGAGAAAAAATAAAAAGTAAAGAGAAAAAAAATATAAATTCGAAAACGTCATCGTTTGAGAGTAATAAAAAAAAAAGAAAAACAAAAACACATCCGAAAACTAATTAATCAGTAATTACTGCTCCGTAAATCTGAAACAAATTAACCCATTGGTTAATTTGTTTGTCCACCGTTCCACCAAAGCCCCCAATTGAGACCCCAATATATTGGGGTCTCGGAGAGAGAAATAATATCCGGTTCCCCAATATACCCCTAAATATGTGTCTTTCTGTCTCTGGAAGGCGCGTGGAAGTGCGCTGATAAAGGTGTTCTTCTCTCTCCTACAATGAGACCTCGGCGGTGTGTACCCCTGGGAGGGTAGAAACCACTACGCTACGCAGCAGCCTTAGCTACGCCGGAGCTTAGCTCGCCCACGTTCTAATATT